AGACTAAGTAAAGAGCTACGCGAGTTATTAAAGCTCGCACCAGATATCTCAAATTTCCCTAACCCTCAATGGGAAGATGAACAGTTTAGTTCTTTTGAAGAATCTGTCTCATAAAATTATTATTTTTTTCTCATAAAATCGCTATGAAACAATCAAAAACAAAAACAATCGTTTTAGAAAACGATCCACTTTATAAAGAGAAAGCGGATTGGGCAAAACGTTTTAATCCTTTAGTTGGATTAACAATTAAGTCTATTAGA